TCTTTTTCTCCACGATATCCTTGTAGTACTGAACAATCAAAATCTTCAACTACTCTTTCAAATAGTTCGATTAATCTTGGGTCACAAGTGTTTAGTCTTTGTTGTGATTTTTTACCAAACTTAGGCATTATTGTCTCTTTAAAAATTCAAATATGTCTGAATCTCTTAATATTTCTCTATTAGTTTTTGCGTCAGGAAAAGCACGACCATACTCTTCATCAGTCAAAGACATAGGATTTTTTAGAGCTTTATCAAATAAATTTACATCACCTTCCATTAATAAGTGAAAAGGTTTTTCAGCCATGTTTACTAAATCAGGATTATTATACATTAATATTTTATCTTCTGGTATATTGTTTTGTATATATAAAGCATATTCTCTTTCTGCTCTTTTTGTTTTTTTACCATACATACCATCTACTTCTATATTGAATCCTACTTCAGCTAGTCTTCTTTGTAAACCTTCTACTTCTTCTTTACTATCGTATGGACCAAATTCTGTATTCATCTTCATTTTATCTTGCATTGTCGTCTCCTAAGCTACTATCCAGCTTTTTGCTTTACGTTTTGGTTTGTACCATTTTGGTTTTTCTGTACCATTGTTTGCATAATTAGGCGGAAATGCGTGTAAATTTGCATAATAAAGTGCTTCAATTGTGTCATCATGCGCCATTCTTGGTCCGAAAGTTACAATTTCGTTAACCAAATCAAACATATTTTCCCTTAAATATAAGGAACCTACAGAAAAAATACCAGATAAACCTGAATATATTCTGTTTCTTTTTTGTTGTCCACCTGGTTTTTCAGGTATAACAGCTATATCATAACGATTAATTCTTCTTCTTTCATCGTTTAATGCTTGCAGAATACTACGATTCATAGCTACATCTTCTACTGTAGCTTGTTTGCAATTATATTTTTTATACATTTCTATAATGTAATCTACTACACCTTTTTTATCAATAATAGTTCCATTGCCATCTTTCGCACCTAAAGTAGGAATACTACGATGACGCTCGTATTCTAATACATAGCGATTATTATTTGCATCAACTGCTACTACCATAATAACACTAAAGTCTGCATTTTTTGTATTAATGTCTGTTGCTGGGTCGCATCCAATAAACGTATTTACAGGAGTTCTTACACCATCAATGTTGATATATCCTTGGCTTTCACCTTCATCGTAATCATAATAACCTTCCCAGTACTTAACATGTTTTCTACCCCAAACTGAATCTTCTTCAGATTGTACTTCCATCATGTATTCTTGATAGAACTTGCTAGGCGTTCCACTATCTTGATAAAACTTTTTCTTTTCTTCTAGCTTAGATATAGGAAACCAACTATCCCAAAGCGACGTACCATCTGGTTGTATTGCCTTATAAGTAATTACTCTCCATGCAAAATCATCTTTGCTTTTTTTACTACGCTCGTAATTAATGATGAGGTTATTGATAAAGCTATCATAGTGCACAGGAGTACCATTGACCCGAAGACGACCAGTATGAGGCTCAATAGCAGGATAAACAACAGCAGTAACGAGATTGCTATTCTTAGCCCTCGCTTCAGCCGTGATAGTATTTGCTTCGTGTTCGAAATCGTCAAGAATGATGAGGTCGTATCTTTTGTGTAATTTAGCACCCCCTCTAATACCCGCAACATTCGATTTACTAATGAGTTTACATCCATTTGCTAACTCCACATCTTCTTCTGTCCATTTTTTTCCCTTCAAACTACCAAAGTAGTATTTTATTTTTTCATTGTATTCAAAGTGGTACTTGATATAATCCATATTACCAGTACTTAATTTTTGTGTTGCTGACACCCAAGCATAAAATAACATATCGTCTTTTGGACAAAAACAAAAATCTTTAATAATAGAACATTTAGTTAGCACAGTTTTTCCGTGTCCTCTAGGTAAAATAACAGCTAATTGTTTTACACTATTGTCATCAATAGCATCAGCCATTTCGTAATGGAATGGAGGTGTTTCACTCCTCATGAAATCATCGGGAAGAAAAAGTTTACCAAAAGCTATTAAGTCTTTACTTGCTAGTTTTAGTGCTTTTTCTGCTTTGCTTACGTTGTTTTTGTTTATGTTCATCTTCCATAAACTTTGTAAATTTATCTTTGTCTTTTTTCATAATAATATATTTATCTAAAATATTATCTATCATTATGATGTGTTGTTGAAGTTGCATTAAGTGTAGCTCTATGCCTTTTATAGCACGAACTATATCACCTTTAGTTACTCCTTTTCTTTGTATCGGCATAATCTCCTACCATTTAACTTTATTAGCCCAATATGCAGCTGACATTTTACCTTTCGCTATATTCTTAGCGTGTCTTGCTTTAAAACTTTTTCTTTTCATTTTCATACGTCTCGATTCACCAGCTTTAGGTTTCCCTGCAGTCTTTGCTCCTTTTTGACCAAAACGTATTGTTTTAATTTTATCGCCAACTTTAGCAACTACAATATGAGATTTTTTAGGATGGTTAGGAGTACGTTTAGGTTTATTATAACCAGAAACACCAGCTCTTGCTAACCTTGGGTCTTTTTTCTTAGCCATTATCCTTGTCCTCTGTAACGTTTTTTATAATATTTTTTACTAGCTTTATTTCCATACTTGGTCCTAGTACTTTGTCCTTGTCTAGTTTTTTTCTTACCATTTGTATGTTTTTTAACTTGTGGTTTTAGTCCTCTCATTTCTTTTTCTTACGCTTCGCAAATGTTTTTACATTTGTTGGCTTACCTCCTACTCCTTGTTTTACAGCTCTTTTTCTTTTAACCGCACTTCGTTTTTGCGCAGCAGTCATAGATTTAGCTTTAGCTTTTGGCACACATTTTGGGTACCCTCTTTTACTTTTACTTGCAGACTTACGCCCACATTTCTGGTATTTACCTTTTTTCTTAGGTGCACCAATATCTACCCATTCTTCAGCAAACCACTTCTTTAAACCAGTGTTTGCCATTATTTACCTTTTCTATACCTACCACCACGTTTTTTATATTCTCTAACAAGCCAAGCATTAGCATAAGCAGAAGGATAAACCTTAAACTTTCTTTTTGCTGCTGCTTTCACCCTTGAGTACAACGCTTTATTTGTAGGTATATTTTTAGCCATTATTTTTTCTTTTTCTTTTTCATAATTGCCTTTTGTAATCTTTTAGGCAATTTCTTTTGACTAGCAGTTAATTTTTTACCCATCTTTTTTCTACCAGCAGCTTTCGCTTTTTTTGATGGTCTACCTCTTTTACTACCGTAAGTACCTTTACCATATGGCATATCAGTTCTCCCAACAGTTTATTTTATCTTTAGTAAATTCCATTGTTATCCACCCAGTTCGTTGTATTCCGTAAAAAGAATATCGTGCATAATCTGCGTAGCGTAAAAATGAACCTCCTCTAATATACCACTTTCTTTTCAAAGTTTCCATACCTTCTTCATCTATCGTTAAAGAATCTATAGGTTTACAATATAGTTGGTGATTGTGTCCTAAGAAAAATACATCTCCATCACTATACACTGATGCCATTTTATCTAACTCGGTATCACCATTTTTAGCACCACTTTTACCATGTCCACTAACCATATACCAGTCTTTACCTTGTATTGTAATACGTGCATATCCAGGCAATCTATAATAAGGAACACCCATTTCACTTGCTAATGTTTTACAAATGTCAAAGTCTAATATGTTAAAACTTCGTAAATAGTCGTGATTACCCCCACGAATAAACAAACATTTATCAGCAATTGGTTGTACTAATTTTAAAAATGCTAAGTATTGTTGTTCTGGAGACATAGATTGTCCACGCTGATTAATATTATAATTTGGCGGTATAAGTTCTATCATATCACCATTACCAAACCATCGTGCATTTGGGTCTTCGTAAATAATTTTTATAGCTTCTTGGAACTTTTTCATATCAAATTCGTTAGCACCTACGTGTACATCCGTTAATCCGTGCACTCTAAGTTTTTCATCGCTATCAACAGCAAATACTTTACCTGGTTCTATTTCTAATTTGTCATACTCTTTTACATCGCTAGGTATTGGTATTGAAAACCATTTACCACACGACTTACAACTAAATTGTTGTTTGACAGTATCTTTATTTCGTTTTTTGCCCTCTTTTTTAGTGAGCATACTACTACAATGTGGACAAACCATTAGTCCTCCTGTGTTGTTTCTGGTAATATTTTGCGTTGAGCACCTTCTATTTCATCGGGACTAAACCCTTGGAATAATCCTACGACACCCGTTTCTACTTTTTTAACTTGATTGCCTAGCGTACCTATAGCTTTACCTAATTCTTTAATAGATTGCAATGCTATATTTTGGTCTTCACTAGTATCAGCTAGTTGTTTCAACGAACCTAATATGTATGCGTGGTCAATGCCTAATTCTTTAGCTACTTCTTTAGAAGTTTTTTCTATTTCACTCATTACTCGCTCCTGTTTTAGTAATATTACTGCTTTTTTACGTGCAGTATTACGATTTTTTTCAGTAAACGCTTTCATATAAGCACTTACAGCATCCTTTCCAACTGCGACGCTAGTCGCAAAAATTTTTTCTTTATTGGTACACTTCGTGCGTTGTTTAACTCTTTTATTTGTATTTTTAATTTTTTGTGAAAATGTGTATCTGTTAGGGTGTTTGGCAAAATCGGTATCCATATATGTCTTTGCACTTCTTATAAATGTACCAACAACAGTTCTGACATAACCATTATTACTAGAATAGTTTTTGCTATCCTTCGGATGGTGCAGATTCTCAGATACTTTTAATAACTGTATTATGCGCCCATCGTCGCTAAGCACCCAATCGCCCTCTTGCCCTTTCCTCCAATCTTTAACAAGAGGGGTCACTGGATAAGTTTCTCTAAATTCTTCAGTATTATCGTAAATATAATGACGTACTCGTTTGATAACCTTACTTTGTGGCATTCTTTTTTTCTAGTTGTTTATGTAATGATTCAATCAAGAACATGACTTGTTTTGGTATAAAATACTTCGTTCCATTGATTTCTATAGGTACACTACTAGTTCCCTCGGCTGCATCCATATCGTCTATTTCATTTAGTACGTAGCCTTCTTCTTCTATTTCAGATATAAGTAATTTTTCTAGTTTTACAAGCTTTTGTATATGCTCAAGTATTTTAACTTGTTCTTTATACGGCAACTTGCCTAGCCATTTTATTGCTATTCCCATTGATTTTCCTTGACAAACTTTAGAAAACACCTTATTTTTAAGCTACCAAGTAGCTACTAAACAGATAACTAAGTTATATAACTAGTTCTATTTCTTTTTCTTTGGTACTTTCTTTTTCTTTAACTCGGCAGCTGCTTTTTCTTTTTCAGCTAAGATATCTAAGACAGCTTCTTCAAGCATCTCTTGTTCTCTTTGTTCAGCTAATTCAGCTTCTCGTCTAGCTACACCAGTTAAACCAGTCTTTTCTAAGTCTTTAGTTGTATACGTCATGATATAACTTATGTATAACCCATGTTATTTCCAAGAAAAATTATAGCATTTTGAAATGGACCTATATACACACACCCTACCCCCCTTCGGTGGTTTTTGAATTATACTTTTTTAGTTATATTCGAGTTTTATATTAACCAACTTGGAGGTTGTAATCTATGGCTAAGATTATTACAGATGAGGCTAAGCTAGCCTTGTTCCAACAGTTTTGTGCGATAAACATCGGTTCTTTGCAGCGTCAGATGCAATTGTCAAAACGACCAGTACCAGATTGGGTTGTTCTCAGAACTTTCAACAGTATTATCGAGTTCGGTAATCAGCTTGAGATGTCTGATAACTCCGCAGTCTCTAGTATGTTAACCAACGTACTAGCGTCTACTGGTGTCAATGTTACTGAAAAGTAACGGGACCGAAGTTTGGGTAGTACTTCGTTAATCAACTACCCTAACCTATCTAACTCCCTACTCTTTCGAAGTTATAGTTACTTAGGTTTTTGAGAATTATCTATTATTATTATTTATATATGGTAGATTTATGAGTAGGGGTATGTAATAGTCGTATTATCGGAGGAGAGGTAACACCCGCATATATATACACATTATGTGGATAACATGGGGATAAACATAAATCCTCTTTAAAGAGCTCCTGTAACAGCCATTGCGATGTCGTAGCTTACCGAAAGGTTGAAGCGGTCAATATGGCTGAAATACGGCTCAAATAGCACATCTCTAGTAGATAGAGCAAAGGGAGGTGATGCTATATGCGATATATTCATATCGATGCAGAACTACATAAAGATGACAAAGGTCGTTATCTACTTATAGATGATTCTGGTACATCAGTAAAAATCTATGATACGATAGACTTAGTTATGTATATATGTAGGTTCTTTAAAGGGATGCAATAATGTGTCCCTTATACCTAAACCTTAAACTATGAAACGGAGTGAACTATGACTAAAGAAGTAATAAAAGAAATTGGTAATGTATTAACTAGTGGTTATCTAAACAATAATAAAGTATTTACTATTTTATCTTTATTAGTGGCGAATGGTGACGCTAATGCGGATATGACTATGGAGGAAATTGATAGAGTCCTCCGTGAGCATTTTACTATCAAGAACTAAATTATGAGGAAGTAGGTAGAGCGTCTATACAATCATTATATATACCATTAGTTAGTTCACTTCTCCTACTTCCTTATATTAAAAGATTTGGTCCATTCTACCATAAAAGAATCGGGTGCATATACTCGTTAAATAAACCTGGAAACAGGGATAAAGTGTTCAGTAGCTTACGTAGAGCTAACTAATGCGACATTATTTATAGTGTTTGAGTATGCAGTTGGAATACGTAGAAAACTATTAAGTAAGTCCTTCAAGGCGCTTAGTAGGAGTCTATATTGGTGCATCAACATCAATTGAGCTAGTAATAGCAACAGGAATAATCCATAGGGTATGACATAATAGTGTAGGAGCTAGGTTGTTATATTCAGTCGGTGTATAGATGCTTATGCGAAAGTGTAAGTATAAGACAGCCAAGACCATGTAAACCTTTTCCTATAAGGAACATAGAGATGTGTTAATCAATAGATTTCTCAAAAGGAAGTCCTGATTGCTATTTCAAGCGCACATTTCATATTGATAGTCTACCTTTATATGTATGTAAAGAGTCCATTAAATTGGAAAAACAGACGAGTGATTGGCAGAACCAATCGGAGCAAGTCTTGAAACTTCTGAGAGCATAGAGCCCTCGAGCATCTTTGAAATAGAAGATGTCTAGATGAACTTCCAAGTTCGCTAGGTATTCCGAAATGTTATTCATTGGGAGGCATCCTAATAATAATTTAGTAGGGGTAGAAATAACTCAGAAGTAAGAGTGATAGGCGATACCTATTGGGCTTGATATAATACTTGGTGAATAAAAGCTGAGTGGATATGCCTCCTAACAAATAAGGGAGTTTTAGGGAAAACCCTAAGCTAAAGTTATATCATTGTAATCCGTAATCTCAGGATTCCAGTTTAAAATCAATCAATGAAAGAAGGTGAACATGAAAGATTTATTAGCACCATTTATACAAAGTGGTAGTGAAGGTTATGACACGGCATTAAATTCTATGGCGTGGGCTAGAAGAACTAAAGATAAACATGGTAAAGTATATTATATGGTAGTGTTCAATAATAATTACATATATCATATAACTCTCAATGATTACTATGAAGATGCAGTAAAAAAGTTTCACATTATGTGGGATGATAATATAGTAGTAACAGATGAAGTTAAAGAGTTTAGAAAGCATTATAGAAGTTTACATACTATTCCACGTTATCAAATGTGGAGAATAGATAATAAAAAGTATACTAAAGTATCTTGGTTAAATTTACATGAAGACCAAAATGGTAAACCTTATTACTTTATACCAAAAACTAAAGTGATTCCATTTAAGACTGATACAAGATTTGTGTTGAAGAAGAATTATTATATATTTCATCAGGATATAAATAAAGATGGAACTTTGAAAAATAAAGCGAGACTATGGTTTCCAGTGAAGCCATGGGCATTTCAACCTTAAGGAGTGAACATGAAAAATACACCTAAACCTTATCAAGAATATTATTTAAGAGTTCAAGATACGGACAATAGAAAGAGTAGGGCAGTATTATCAGCATACGCAAAGTATAGACGTGAAACATTACTTGGTCGTATTGCAGATAGATTTGATAGATTAATCGATATAGTAAGTAAGAGGAGCTAAACATGGGATTTGATTTATATGGTGAAAATCCAGTACAAAACGAGTTCAAGCATCAGAAAAGATGGGATGAACTTTCTTCTATGTCTTATAAAGAACGTGAAGAAAAAGAAGTGAGTGATGAATATTTTAGTTTAATGACAAAGTATGAAGATGCAAATCCAGGAGCATATTTTAGAAATAATGTATGGTGGTGGAGACCTTTGTGGTCGTTTGTTTGTAATCATTGTTGGGATTTGCTTGATGATAAAGATATGGATTGTGGTAATTACAACGATGGACACGTCATTACTAAAGATAAAGCAATAGCAATAGCTAAAAGACTTGAAGATGTTATTGAAACAGAAGAAACCAAATTGTGGATTCAAGAACACATGGATAATTTAGAACAAGCTAAGCGTAATAATAAACAAGTCGAAGCTGAACTAGAAGAACTGAAAAAGATAGTTGAAGTAAAAACAGATAATCCTGATATTTACCCAGCTATATACCCAGATAAATATAAGAAAAAGTATGATGAAATTTACGCTAAAAGAGATTGGGCTAGTAGTTATCCATTTCATAAAGATAATGTCATCAACTTTATCAGGTTTGCAAAACAATCAGGAGGATTTTCAATATGTTAAGAGATAAAACTCAAACATTGCGTATTCTCGGACATCTAAAACGATATGGTAATATTACATCTATGGAGGCATTTCAAAAGTATAGTGCTACTAGATTAAGTGCAATCATATTTAGATTAAGAGAAGAGGGTTTTGACATTGATACTAAGAAAGAACACAAAAATAATAAGTCTTTCGGTAGATATGTGTTAGAAGACACTCAGAATAATCTTCAATTACTATACGAGTATAGAAGATTAGTTAATTAGGTAATAGATAGGTGCTCTTTGAGTAAAGAGTTAAATGGTTCAGTTCTCCAGAACAACAGCCCTCTATAGCCTGAAAAGGTATTGACTATAACCTGATAAATGATTATATTCTATGAGGAGGATTCATGATAGACATACCAAAAATATACAACGAATACTTGCAACGTAAAAGTGTAGAAAATCGTAAGAAATATAAAAAATATAAAGGATGGTTTTCAGCTAGTAGCGCAGGTAGTTGTTATAGAAAACAATTACATAGGAGACAAGATTTAGAGCTTGACCCTATGGATGAAAAGAGTGCTAGACTTTTGAGATTAGGTACATTAGTACACGCTGATTTCGAAAAAGCACTAAAAGAATTTGACATTGAAGAACGTGTAGATAAACCAGATGAGATTCAAGTATTAACAGAACATAGAATAGAGATACCAGAACTCATGGTTGTAGGACACTTAGACGTTGGTGTAGTAAACCTAGAAGGTGAAATGATACATGTATATGATATTAAAACCGCAGGTGCTTGGAAATGGCGTATGAAATTTGGTAGAAATCCAGACAAAAATCCAAGTGTAAACTATGAATTACAATTAGCTACTTATGCGATAGGATTAGGTAATGAAAAAGATATTACTGATTTAAGACTATCTATTATGTGGTACAATAAAGACAATTCAATGATGCGTGAAGAAAAGATTAGTGAATTATATCTTGAAGAAGCGTTTGATTATTGGACAGATTTAAATGAAACTTCTGATAGTGTTGCAGGTAAACCTGAAGAACTTAATCCAGGTGAACAGAATGTACCAGTATATAACTGGGAATGTAAATATTGTGAGTTTCAGGGTAAATATTGTCCTGGATTGTATAATATTTAGGAGAAAAAATGAGCAAAGAAGAAACGCATTGTTGTTTGTGTAGCGGTATATTAGATGACCCTTACGGACACAACGCTGAACCAATAATGACAGGTAGATGTTGTAGTGTATGTAATATGTCTGCAGTAATACCTATAAGATTAAAACTTTTACAGATTAGTTTAGATAAAGATGGAGGAGATAAATCGTGGAAGAAAAAAATAAAGTAACTAAAGATGAATGGATAGCTTTTCTGGAGGTAAGACAAGATGGACAATATAATATGTTTAGTCCTCAAGCTAGGGATAGTGCTGGTCTTGATAAAGATAAGTGGAAAGAAATAATGAGTAATTTTGATGATTTATATGAAAAATGGGGGGACTTAAATGAGTGCATTTCAAACGTTAAGTAAGATAGATGTAAGTGAACATACTGAAAAGAAAGGTAATTATACATATCTTTCTTGGGCTTGGGCTGTAAAAGTATTATTAGAAAACTTTCCAGATGCGACTTGGGAAGTACATACTTTCTTTGATAACAGCGTAGAAACACCTTATATGCGTACTGAAGCTGGTGCATTTGTACAAGTATCAGTAACTGTAGAAGGAGTACGAAGAACCCAAGTACACCCAGTATTAGACCATGTAAACAAAAGTGTAGATAACCCTAACGCTTTCCAAATAAACAATTCAATACAACGTTGTTTAGCAAAAGCAATAGCACTACACGGATTAGGTTTATATATTTATGCTGGTGAAGATTTACCAACTGAGCCTGAAGAGTTAAACGAAAAACAAGTAACTGAACTATTTGATTTACTTGGTAAGATTGACGATGTTAAACTTAGTGAACAAATAAAGATAGCTGTTAATAGTAAAGAAATACATGACGGCAACTTTAAAGGTGCTATGGCTAAACTAAGGAGGCAACATGAAGTCTCTTAATGTAGAAGGCAAAGCAGTTGATTTTAGAGATGATATATATAAACTGCACACAAAGTATACAATAGGTGTAAACGATGGCAAAGAGTTTCGTGAAGCTACGTTTACTGGTACTAAGTTATATCACGGTAAACCTATGTTAACATTTGTAATGTATGGAGGTAGACGTAATGGTCATCTCAACTTAAATATTAATCAAAGCTATCTATCTTATGCGATAGAAGAACCTATGGAGGATAATCAAGATGGGTAAATTAAGCGAAGGACAAGCAAAAGACTTGTTAGTTAAAGGTGTTATTGATAAAAGCACTTACAAAAAAATGGAAGATGATGGTATTATCAGCGCAGGTAGAGGTGTAAAGCGTAGATATATACAAACAGCTGATGGTAATTTTGTATCACCTATGCTGTACTTCTCAGGATTGAAAGGTGCTAAGTACTCAGATGACATGAGAAAATTGAAAACGGAAGTAAATCAAGTAATAGAAAAGTTTACTACCACAACTACGGAGAACAAATAAACATGAAAGAAGCTAATATTAACTTTGTGAATAACGAAGGTTCAGGGTACACACCAGTACCAGAAGCTACATATCCAGCTCACGTATCTTCATTTAAGATGAATGAATACAATGGCAGTTATGTATTTAATGTTACGTTTCAGGTAGCAGATGAAGCTAAAAAGCTAAAACTACCTAAACTACGTAAAGATAATAATGATAATCACGTTCCTACAGGTGAATTTACTGATGGTACATTTGTTGTAGGTAAAGAGTATAGAACAGATAAAGGCGTATGGCTTACACCTAATCCTTCTGAAGGCGAAGAGTGGAAGAATAAACGTTATAAAGAGTTCTTTGAAAAAATGGGCGTATCGTTTCCTAAAAATGAAAGCGGTGTTGTCCAGCTAGGCATTGTAGAAGACGATGATGTCTTTGGTTTACCTTGCTTGATTACTCTAAAAGAAACATCATTTACTAATAAAGATGGAGAAACTAAGAAAGCACTACAAGTAGCTGAAGTTTCCGCTTGGGAAGGTGGTACAAGAGTATCAAAAGAAGAGTTCGATGCTGATGATTTACCATTTTAGTGTTGAATAAGTAATACTAATATGTTATATTATATGAGGGTTCAGCGTATTGAGATTAACCAGGATATTCCTGGTCATGTAAATACAGGTATGGCTACTTAGAGCCCTCGTATAAAAGGAGGAATCTTGGATAAACTTAAACAAGCACAAGAATTGTTGCGTGTAAATACTGTTTGGAACAGAATCATACAACGAATAAAAAATAGTTTAGATATTGGTTCTAGTGAAAAAGATTTAATAGACGATATTGTGCAAATTGAATGGGCGAAGGAAAAACGCAATGAACGAAGCAGTAATAACGATTAAATTAACAGATAGTGAAGTAAATCTTATGGTTGAAACACTTAAAAATAGCACCTTAAATGGTGAGATGAAGGAACCATTAAGAAGATTAGAAAACGATTTGGTTGATATTCTTGATATGGTATCTTTAAAACGAAGAGAACAAAAACTTTTAAATAGTAGGGAGGTTACTATTGGGGAAAACTTATCTTAATAAATTAAAACCTGGTTCTAGGTTTAATCTACATGGCTTACAGGGTATACTACTTAATGTAGGTATCAATGCAGAAGTGTTAATAACTGAAATACCAAATGATGTATGGCATCAAGAAAACGAGTCTTACTACAAAGGAAGACACACTTGGTCTGCTAAAACATTAGTGGAGGAGTTATGAAATGCGAAGCATGTGGACACGAGAACGGAAGAAAATACAATCCAATAAGGCGTATCATTTCTCTCTTGGAGGCAAGAGGAGAGACATTATGTCAAAAGAGATTAAAACGAATAATAAAAATAATTCGTACACAAATAGTTTCTGATAGTAGTAATCAAAAAACCTTTTACTTTCTGCAAGCAATATCTAAAGTACCTAACCATACTGTAGAAAGAGTACTTGGTAAGTATGAAATGGATGAACATGCATATACTGGTAAAGGGTTTGCATATCTTCAACAGATGATAATATCTGAACATGAAAATGAATCTAAACTATTAGAAAATGAAATTAAAAAGTTTGGTAGAACACCAAAGAAAACTAAAGTTGAGCGAGGAGAATATAAAAATGTCTATAGTAGCAATGGAGGAGACACTCTTTCCAGTTAGAGAAGTTCCAGCAACCTTTATGAAAGCTGAAGGTAAGAAAAGAAGTTTGATGACTGAAACAGGGTATAAGTTCATCGTAAGAGAAGATACAGGAGATGTACTATCTTGTATGACTGATGAATATAAAGTAGTTGACAACAGAACAGTTGTCGATAAAGTACAAAAAGTATTAAAAGGAAACGGAGTTGAACTAGCTGAAGCAAGAACATTTTCTGGTGGACAACGTTCTATATGGAAATGGAACTTTCCTAATACTGAAGTAAAAGTTGACAAAGGCGACTTGATAAATCCACAATTAATCGTTGCAAATAGCTATGATGGTACAACATCAGTTAATGTAATGGGTGGTGCATTCAGACTTGTTTGTTTGAATGGTTTGACAATTGGTAATGTTTTGACTAAGAAAAAAGCAGTACATAAGAACAACAATACTGGTATTGTAGATATTGATAAGACAATAACTGATACAGTAACTATGTTAGTTCAGTTGTTTGAACAGGAGTTTCCTAGACTAACAAGTACTACGCTTAGAAAGAAACACATGATAGATATATCTAAAATTATTCCAACACAATACATGGAAGACTTTACAAGATATTGCGTAAACAATAATATGAATACATATTGGGATTTACTAAATGCTTGTACTTATATCGCAACGCACGTTGCACATAGAGATAGAGAGTCTGTACATTTGATGGAGAATCAGATATATCCTACAGTAACAAGATTAGCAAGAGCATAGGTCCCTGACTTCATACAGGTTCCTGAAATATAGACCACTTGATAGAGACTGGCTACGTTAACCGAAGTCGTATAGAAGTGTAGCACGACCCTCTCTACAAAGTCTA